GGCCCGGCTGCAATCAAATACCGCTTGGGAAGCCGCATCAATGCTTACGCGAGACTGACTTTACAGTGGTTGTTACCCCCAACGTTACCCCCATGGATCGCCTAACACTGTGGCAAACGCAGGAGGGATGTTTCATGACAAAGCGGTTGATTGAACTTAGTGACGACAAAAAGGAAGCCTTCATCGCGATCGATGAAACGCTCACCACTGCGGATTTCGAGAAGCTCATCGGCGATCTGTTAGTGCTTCGGGACGGCATGGACCCGTCCGTACCTTACGAACCGCCAAACCGGCATGTCGACGCCGATCAGGACACTAACGTGAGCGTGCAAACCAACCCGTACGTCACCATGAAGCTACTTAAAGATCGACGGATTCGTTTTTGGTTGCGAAATAGCGGGCTCGGCTGGATGATTTTCGATCTGCCAGTCGCGACCGCTTGCGGGATTCGCGACTACCTCATCGCCAACACCCCCGACGATGTAAACGCTCCCAGTCTCTTCACCGAAGAGGCTGACAAGGGGGACAAGTCGCACTGAGTCATTCCCGCCGCGAATGAGTAGTCGCTTGGGTTTCTTGATGGGGCCGGCGGGCATCAGGTTGACCTTGCGCGGTCGACATTACGTCACGTTGAAGCTCATTCCGTCGCCCAACTGTTCGTTGATATCCGTAATCAACGAGCGTATCTCCTGCGCCGTATAGCGGCCGGAGCCGAGCAGCTGCACGTTGATCTGCGTCGCCGGACCTCTCTGCAATTGTTGGATCGGCGACGGTGGCGCAGACGGTGAGTCCGGCAAGCCGGTCGAGGGGCTAGCCGAAAACGTGCCGGTGCCGACCGCGCCGCCACCAGTGAAGGAGGCGGCCCTGATTGCTTGGATGTTTATGATGCCCTTCGCTGCAGCCAAGGCACCCATGGCCAGGCCTACCGGAAAAAAGGGTACCGTCGCGAGAGCGCTCTCGATCGAAGCGAACATGTTTACGGTCGCGCTCGCCAGTGCTGCCGCCTTGCCAATCGCGAACATTCGTTGCGATCCGGCCTGCATCAGCGGGATGCCTTCCGCAAACAATGAGGCGATGCCGGATAGCTCACCCTTGCGTGCTGAATTCCAGATCGCCTGCAGGCGCTGCGTTTCCACGCTCTTGAGCTTGAGCTTGTTGTCGCTGTACTGCACGTCCACGCGTTTCATCGCGTCGTAATACATCGCGTTGGCTTCGATGCGTTTCTGGTTGAACTCATCCTCGGTCAATGCGCCACTGTTGCGCATCTCCTGCAGGGTCAGGTCGCGATCTTCGATCCATGCCTTCAGCGCCAGGGACCGCCGCACGAAGTCCTGCTCGACGGCCGCGCTCTCGGTCTGCAAGCTCTGGAACACCGCCACGCTGCGCGAATGCGCCATCTCCGCCTCCTCCACCTGCCTGGCGGCGGTGGCATCCTGGTTCTCCTCGAACAATTGGCGCAGTTCGCCTCCCATCTGGACGGCATTGTCGAATTCATTTTGACGCAGATCCCCGACGATCTTGAGGTGCGCCTTCATCTGGTCCTGCCAGCGCTTGTACGTTTCGGCCGAAATCTCTTCCCTGGACTTGGCACGCTGGATGACCAGCGCGGCCTCCTTCTTCGCGGCCGCCTCCATAAGCGCCTGTCGCGCCTCCTCCGCCGCCGCAGCGCTTCCCCTCCCCTGGGCTTCAATTTCTGCCGGCGTCCTTTGGTCCGCGCCTTGAATCCTTCCCGTCGCCGTGCGTCCGGATTTGTCTCCAGTGAGTGCGGAGGAGACGATCGCGTGCGACAGGCTTTGTAATGGTGACGCCGCGCCCAAAATTGCCCTCATGGTCTTCGTCCAATCACCCTTTTCGATGATCCCCTGGATCTCGCGCAGCCCGGTGGCCACAGCCCCTAGCGATACTTCTGCCGTATTCTTGACCAGACTTGATTTTCCGATCGCCTCGAGGAGCTCGCCCCAAGCCTTGGTAGCCGCGGTGGTGGCACCGTAAAGCCCGGTGTTCATCGCGCCGGCGGTACCGCCGATCGCCCCCTCCAACTTCTTGAAGACGATGGCCTGCGCTTCGGCAATGCGCCCCTGGCTGACGAACGTCTCGATCGAGACCTTCTGCGCGTCCGTGAGCGTGCCGAGCGCCTTGCCCAGCGCCGTGACGCCGTGGACGGGATCGGCCAGGGCCCTGCCGATCATTTGCGTCGCATCGACCATGTCCCCGCCGGTAAAAGCGGCATAGTCGGCGGAGAGCTTGAGCGCGTGCTCGAAGGTCGCGCCGTGCAGGCGCCCGAACTTGATCAGGTTGGCCTGCGCGTCGCGGATACCTTCGTCGTCGAAGGTGGTGGCCCTGGTGAGCGAGTCCGCCATTTTGTCGAGCTGCTCGCGAGTAAAGCCGACCGTGTTGCCGGTAGCGCGTAGCACCGCGTCGAGCCGGTTGCTGGACTGTTCCGCCTTGCTGGCGGCGGCCACCGCTTCGGTCATCAGCTTGGCGAGCCCGGCGCTGGCAGCCAGGACCGAGAACGCCGAGAAGACGCCCTTGACTGCATCAACCTTGCTGCCGACCTCGCCCAGGCCGCGCTTGACCGAATCGAATGCAGCCTTGGTTCGGTCTGAGGCCAGGATATCGATGCTGACTTTTTTATCAGCCATTTTGCTTTGTCATCAGAAAATTCAACTGGTGAAGGAATTCGCGTTTGAAACGATCGGTACCGATCGCCACCAGCGCGGTTCGGACCGCTTCGTTGTGGACAATGTCGGGGATCGATAGCGAGCGCAGATTCTTGATCGGATAACGTCTCGGGCCCACGCGCACGAAAACCCCCTTGGTCCCGCGTCCGGTGGTGGCAATGAACGAACCGCGCAGCGTCTTGCGCGTCCCAGCCACTTTGATGCGTACCGAGGCGCCAGGCATGTTGCGCGTCCAGCGCGCATCGAATTCGATGAGCGGGATATTCCGGCCGCTGAACGCCACCGAGCCGGCAATCGACCTTCCGCGCATGCTAGCCTTCACCTTCTTCATGGCCGCCGCGATCGCCCGTGCCTTGACGTTGTAAATCTTGCGCATTTCGCGGCTCGCACCCGTGGCCACGCCGTCCACCGCCTTGTTGACCGCACGCACCGCCGCCTTCTTGCCGATGCCCTCCTGGATTGCACTGATGTCGGCGATCGTTTCCTTGATCGTGTTTCGGACGTCGATGCTGACGAAGGCGTCGCTCACCGGCGCTCTCTGCGCATTTGTTCCAGTTCCTCGCGCTCGATCTGGCTAAATGTGCTGGACAGCACTTCCATCGCCTCGATGTACTTGCCCGGCTGCTGCATGATTCCGCCGGCCACAGGCAGGAGATGGCCGCGATAGTGCATGTGCAACCGCAGCCATAGATACGACGCCGGCGTGATCATCGGCAGCAGGCAGGTGCGCGAGCTTATGACGCCGGGGATCTGCCATTGCTCATATCCGGCTGGGTTGGAGTCGTCGCAGTGGCGGCCCCACCGGCATTGGCGGCAGTTGTAGGGGCGCCGCTGCTCGGCCGCGACGTGAGCAGCGATGACAAGTTTTTTCTTTCTTCATCCGTCAGCACGGAGCGCACGAAAATCTCCGTGGCCAGCTCCGCGACAAGTTCGGCCGGCAGACGCTTGAGGTTCGCGTCGCGGTCCACCGGACTGAACAGCACCGGCGAGCCGGTCTCGTCGAGCAAGTTTTCCCATCCCAGCAGGCCATACTTGAGCGCAGCCTTTGCCGCGGCGCTGGACAGGCTCAGGTTTCCCAGCTCGTCGCGAAAAAAAGAAACATCAAGTCTCTCGATTCCATCGAGTGGGCGCAGGTTGAAGCGCGTCGGCATGGCACTGTCGCGCTCGGACAACGGCACGTAGAACTCGGCCTTGAGGTTGTTCAATGCTTTGATCATCGGATCTCCAGAGAATTGCGATCGAACCTATCCCCGAACATGCGCTGGGAGCGCGCACAGAACTCGGTGTTCACCTCCTTGCGCAAACGCCAGGCTTGCCGATTTCGTTCGCGCGACTGCCGACTGAGCGTCGAGGACTCGGACTCGAGGCGATCGATCTCCGCGATCATCTCGTAGAGGTCAGCCCACAGCGGCACCGGTGGTACCGGTGGTACCGCTGGCCGCAGCCAAATTACCTCAGCGTTTTTCTTTTCCTGCATCAGCTTTCCATTCGCCAATCTGTCTATGGCCGAAAATCCAAGCCTTCAACACGCTCCACCGCCAGCACTTTGCACACATGCTGATGTAAGCATTCTCCCCGGGTCGGTAGAGTGCGCTACAGTTCCGGCACTCGCGCGGCGATCTGACGGTCATACTCATGCATGTGCTTCGAGCGCCGATTCGGAAAACCACCCCATGACTTGGCGTCCATCGCAATTCTCGTAGCCGATCAAATAGCTCTTTACGTTGTAGGCGAGCTCATCGCGGCCGCCGGCGACGACAGTGCCGATCACGCCGGTCTCAACGATCCGGACGCGCTGCCGAAATCCAAATTTGAGTGGATCCATTGTTTTCACCTTTGAAAATCCGCCGTCCATACGCGTTCTTTTCCGCGCACCCGCCAGCGGTGCCGCGCTTTGTACTGACCTGGTTGAAAGGAGGCAGCTCCACCAAACAGAAGCAACGGCGGTAAGCCGACATGTTGTCTACCAGCCTCGCGGATTATGTCGGCTCTCCCTCGTCCGCGGGCGATCATTCGCACTTCACCAGTACTGGGTCCAAGTCGCTATGCGCCCGTCGGGCGGATCGCCGCACTGGGGGACGGAACGCTGCGTGAAGCGAAGCTTTGTGCTCTCGTCCGCGGGCTCCGCCTTGCCGCAGTTTAGGATCGACAGGGCGACGTCATCTTCGACGTCAACGATCTCACCTTTTTCCACGCGCGCGCCACGAAGACAGTACGGCCGGATTGCAATAATCTTCACCATGATTGACCGCTCTACGTGATCGCCGTGCTCTTGCAGAAGCTGGCCGGACGCAGCACCACAACGTCACAGGTCCACAGTGCCCGCACCCCCATCAGACCTCTCATGAATAGAGCAGAATTGGCGCCATAGGGATCGTTTGCGATCTGTAGGGTGTTCCACTGGAGCAGCACGAGGTTGCTCCAATCGCCGAAGACAGCGGAATCCGCCGGGACGCTGTTGGTGGCATCTACGGGGTGTCCTGCCATTTGATTGTTTTCGATCATGAAGCCGTTGCTGGTCGCGCGTTCGCGCGCTCGCAGCAGCCGCGCCACACTCGGCGTGACGGCCCATCCCAGGCTTTCAGGATTCACCACTGCGTTTGCGTCCTCCACCGCCTTTACAATGTCGAGAACACCGGCCCAGGCTAACGCCGTTCCAGTCACAGAACCGATGCCAGCCGTGTTGATGATCCCGGTCGGCTGTCCGCTCGCACCGCTGCCGTTGATGATCTTGTTGTCGATGTCACTGCTAACGGCACGGCCCAACTCTGTGAGCACAAAATTTTGCGCAGCGGGGCCACCCTGCTTGAGCCACATGTCGCTGATTTCGCAATACCCGCCGACCGATTTTGGAGTCGCCGCAGCCTGAACGAACGCGAATTGCGATTCGGTGAGCTGCGCGCCTTCAGTGGCGAGCCAACCAGTCGAAATCGTTCCGCCCACTCGAGGAAACACCGCGTTGCCTTGCATGGGAATGACGCGCATGCCCAGGCGCTTGGCGCGCAGGGTGGCGAGCAGCGCGCCGACGAAAACATCGCCCGGGGCGGTTTCGGTTCCGACGAGATATCCGCCAGCACTCGCGACGCTGGTACTCAGGTCACGAGTAACCGGAACGTAATGAAAGCCGGCCTTGGGCGGCTCGCCAATCTCCTTGGCAATCCGATCCGAACACTCGACTTCATGTGGCGCCGAGTCCTTGGGCCTCACGTCGTCCCGCTGCGCATAGAGGAGCCGCGTCAGGTCGTACTTACCGTCCATGCCTTTGCGCCGGCGCGCCGCCTGCATGCGTTCGAAGTCCAGCAACCGTTCGCGGTGATAACCCATCAAGTCATTAAACATCACTTGCGACGCGGGACTCAGTTGACCGTTTTCCATTTGGTGGGATCTCCTTTGTAACCGAATTAAATACCTCAGAATCAGACACGCTCAAGAGCGTGGCTAGAATTCTGCTGGCGTGACGTTCCGAGATACCGATTTTTCGGGCGATGCGGCCGGGCCGGCCGCGCCGTGGTTTGCCGGCGTGCTGGTCGAGATGCGCCAGGTTAAATACCATCGCGGCGAGTTCCCGCGAACGCGCCTTGGATGCCTGATTTGCCTTTTCGCGTCCAGCGGCGAAGGCCCTCAACACGCGTTCGCCAACATCGGCTGCCGACGACATGTCGGTGTCGTCGCACGCTTCTGCGACGGATTGGGCACCACGTTTGTTTAACGTCACGAGGTGACCCTATTTATCCACGCAGGCCTTGGCGCTGTTGGGTTACAGCGTGCGTTCATCTTTACCATTCGTTGAGATACTCAATGTCCGCTTCCGTAAGCCGCAACAGCTCCGGCCCGAACAATATCGCCATCGCCCAGATGGTATGCGTGGCGTGCGGGCTGACAGCGAGTTGGAGATAGCGCTTGCAGCCCCTCAAGTCCACGCCAAATGTGGCGTCATACGCGCCCTCGGGGTTATTGCGCTTGGCGTTGCCATGCTTCGTGGCGGTGTCGCCGGCCACCATCTCGGGGAGGTCGCTAAAATCGGTGGCGTCCGTGGTGTCCGAGTGAGCCAGCGTTGCCTTCGGCATGTTGTTCAAGTCGACGTCCGCCGCGGTCACGCCGACGGTGAGTATCAACCACTCAAAGCCCCGGCAGTCGATGATCGCGGTTTGCGTGGCACCCTTGGTGACGGACACCGGCGCCAGCACAATGACGTTTTTGATGGGTGGTTTCATTGCGGTTTTCCTTCTCGAAAAACGAGCTGGGTTGATCGTGACAGTCGTGTTATTACCACTTGGTAACGCTCCATTTTTCCAGCCCAGGCCTCGCCACTTGAACTGGCGCTACGCCCAGGGTCGTTGTTTCTTTCGCGCCCGGCGAAGGCACGGCAAAGATGTCCCGCTGCGCAGGGTTGATCACCCGCTCGCGTTGGTCCCAATTGACGCGCTTCAAACCGGCATAGATCGCCGCGACGTAGCAGCCCACTTCCAGATCCAGCGCTTCGTTGCGCTCGCGGGTCTTGACGTATTCGTTGATCACAACGCCCTTGCGACGTTTCTGGATCTTCTTTTCCGAGGTGAGCTGCTCGAAATATTCTTGTGGCAACCCGCGCGGAAAGTGCATGTAGCCTGGGCCTGGCTGCGCGATCGCCATGTTGGCGAAGATGCGCTCCTTGACCGTGTCCACACCCACAGGCCGGTAGGTTGCGCCGTTCTTGATCGGCTTCCCCTTGTGATTGAAGTCGACTTTGTGCTCGATGCCCAGCGCGGTCTTGCCTGCGCCGGCCACGCCCTTGGTGGCGAAGACGTGCTTGCGCGACCATTGGCGGCAGAAGTCATAAACGGTTTGGGTCAGGAATCCGGAGTCCACGCCCATCGCCACGATGTAGACAGACTCCCCGCCAGCGTGCTGATAGGCGCGGCTGCGTAACTGGATTACCTGATCCCATACGCTCCCCGGTCCGCTCAACGTCGGGTCTCCGTGGATCACCTGGTAATCCACCAGCAAGGACTCCTCACCGCGACCGTAGGCTTTGCACTTGAACTCTAGCCGGTTGCCCTGCACGTCGACGTAAGCGGTGAGCAGCAGCCCGCCGGCCGGCACTTTGCCCAGTTCGTAAGGCTCGGCGCGGGTGGCCAGTACGTTCTGGTCGGCCTGCTCACCCTGGACTTCGAAGGGCTCGCCGCGAACCGTGTTCCAGAACACCTGCAGAAGCGACTCGCCGGTGTCTTCGTCAAAGCCGCCCTTTTGCGCCTCGAGGTAATCCTTGACCGCCGCCTCCCACGTGAACCAGCCAAGCGGCGAATACAGGCCGGAAACACACCAGCTTAGCGGCCGCTGAAACCGTGGCAGGAAGCGGCGCACGGTGTCACCAAAGCGCACCCAGATCGCGTGCCGGTGCTCCTCGCCTTCACCCAGAAACCGCCCGGGCCCGGGCACCTGGTGAACGTGCCGGCCTTGCGCCAGCATCCAGGTTTTCCAGCGCTCTTCGATCTCACCCTGGCAAGATGCGCACTCATACCAGACCCGCTCGATTTCCTCGGTGTTGAGGAGCTTGATGTCCTCCGGCGCGCATGTGGCGGCGCAGTGCGAACAGGTTGCCGCGGCGCTCTCATCAGCAAGCTGCGAAACACCCCCGCAGGCCTTGCATACCAGCTCGCGCCGCTTGGCCAGCACCCAGCGGATGCTCTCCCAGACCAGCGGCTGGGTGTGCTTGCAGTGGGGACACGGCACCTCATAGCGCGCCTGGGTGCCAGCCAGGTAGCGCCGGTGAATCCGTGAGCTGCCGGAGAGCTTCGGCGAACTCGCCTCGAAAATTTTCTTGCGCGAACCGAACGTATCGGTGCGCTTTTTGGCGACCGCGACCGGGTCCCCTTCGCCGGCGACGTCCGACGGATAGGCGTCAATTTCATCCAGGAGGAGGATGCGTACCGGCATCGAGCGCAGCCCGGGCCCGGAGTTTGCCCCTGTCAACCTCAGTAGCCCGCCGCGGAATGTCTTCAGCAGCACGGTGTTGCCACTGTCCCTTGAGCGCGCCGGCTTGACCTTGTTGCGCAGGCACACCGTTTCGTCCAGCATCGGCTGGATCCGCTGCCTCGATGTGAGCTTCGCCATGTCGGTGGTCGGCATGACCAGCAACACTGGGCACGGATACTGATCGATCGCGGCGCCGATCACGTTGTACATCGCCTCCGAGCCGGCGATCTGCGTGCCCTTCATCAACGCCGACTCGCTCCCAGGGTGCGAGGGGCTTTGAGCGTCCATAATCTCGCGCATGAATGGCACGCGCGCGGTGCGCCACAGCCCGTGCTCCGCGGACGACTCCGACGAAAGCATGCGGTTTGCGTCGGCCCATTCGGAGACAGTCAGATCAGGGTCGGGGCGCAGTCCGTCCGCGAAGGCGATGTTCAGTCGTCCCGGATCCGCGAGCATCTTGCTGAGCTCGGCATTCAAAGACAGTTCGGCTGGTGTGTTCATTCAGCAGTTAGGTCAGCCACCATCCGCGCCGGCATTGCGTAGGGCGCGCTTCCGCTTTTCCTTGCGCGAAACAGGAAGCTCTGGCCCGCCGGAGATGCGTTCGATCCCGTGCTCTTCAACATCGTCTTGGGAAAACTCTTCGTTGGAGAGGACACGGTGATCGAAAACATCGAGGACGGCATACACTTCCTCGCCGTTTTTTTCGCTCGCGCCAAGCATTGCGAGGGACGGTCTTCCTCTGATGCCGTACACCCAGTCGACCTGGCCCCAGTATTTCGAGTCCGGTAGGCTGTTCCACAGGGCAACGATGCCCACAAACGAGAAACTACTCACCTGCGCCTTTTGGTCCTCAAGCGGAATTAATTGCATGCTTCGCTCCTTGTGGTGTTCATTAGGTGACCGCTCTCCGCGACAGCTCGTTCAGCGTCGCCTTGATTTCCTCCGTGAGCCGATTTCCGACCACCTGAGGATCCATCTCCGCGGCCAGATCGGCCGCAATCCGTGCAGGCATCGCCAGGAAAAGATCGCGAACCTCGCGGCCGTAATGATGCAGGCGATCCTCGGCGATCGATGCCTTGACCAACGCGCCGGCGCGCTCGATCAAGTCGAGCTGTTTCATATCGGCGTCGGCGTTAGCCGCCCTGATCTGTGCGCGCAGCCGCTGGTTGTATAACTGCGGGTCAGACTTGTCGGGCGGCGCTTCCGATTCATCGGCGGGACCACCACCAAGGGCGGCAACGCCCTGCCCGCTTTTGGGTGCCGGTGCGCCGTCCTTCAGTCGCGCGGCCCGGTCACGCCGATGCCGCTGGCGCACGCCCTCCTTGTCAGGATCGCGGGCGGCCGCCAGCAGCGCATCGGTCGCGGCGAAGTCCACGCGCTCTCCCTCGGCCAGCTTGACCATGACCAGTTTGCCCCTGCGCTTGAGCTGGCTGACGTACGCCGGTGAGCAACCGAGGTAGCCCGCGTACTCCAACTGACTTCCGCTTTTCATGCCTGGAGATCGCCGCTTAACTTACACCTGGTCATCTACCCGTCCCGGTTAACTAACTTCATCCCTGTGACGCTAAGCACTTTTCGGGGTCTCGCGAGCCGCGTTGGAGAATCCTCCAGGAAGGACCCGACATTCGACTCTAGACGAATGCCTGTTTGCGACGATGGCGCGGCGTGCTGGTTGCGAACACTTCGAACACTTCATATCGTTTACCAACTCACGCATGCGCGTGTGTGCGCGCGCGTGAGTGGCATAACGTTTTGAAACGCTCGAAGTGTTCGAATTCACCGTCACAGCATTCGCTCCGTTTCCCCTACCTGCGCTTTCAGCGTGATCCCGACGAATCCCCTGGTACGATCTTTTGGATGCTTACCACGCTCGAAGCCCCGGTCCTCAATCACCTGACTAAATCGCTTTAATCCCATAAACCGCTCGCCGAATTTCTTGGCCCAGATCTGGTAATTCGCATGCAAATCGGCAACCCGGACAAACCCCAGCGGATCCCGCTCGATGGTTTCCTCGACCCAAACAGCAAGCACATCTTCGTCAGTGAGATAGTCATGTGTCGCGACTCGAACAGACTCAGGCGGCGAGAGCCCTTTCTCCTGCCACTCAAGGCACCCCTCCAACGCCCACGTGAGGATGCCCGGCAACTCGGACCGCAGCTTGTCAGGCAGAGACGCGTCACGCTTATCCGTCGGGATCGTCACCTTGAATGGCACCAGATTGATCCGCCGGCGCATGGCCTCGTCGACCTGACGCAGGCCCGGCCGATGGTTGCCGGCGAATAGCAGCTTGAAGGCCGGCTTGAATGAAAAGAAATCCTGGCGCATGTGCCTGGCCGTGATCATGTCGCCGGACGTCAGCGCCTTGATTCTCGAGGTCGCCCAGCGGTGCCCTTCTTCGGTCTCTTGCGCCACTACGAGACGCGCGCCGTGCAGAATCGCCAAGTCCGCAGGGTGACGCTCGCCCTTCGTTTCCACGAAGGTTTCCATGGCAGCTACTTGGCAGTAGTCGCCCAGGAGTTCGATGATGGCGTTGAGAAATGTAGACTTGCCGTTTGCGCCCGAGCCGTAGAAGAACAGCAGCGCGTGCTCGGATATGGTGCCGGTGAGCGCGTAGCCGACGAACCTCTGCAGAAACGCGACCAGCTCGTCATCATTGTCAGTCCAGTCTCTTAGAAGCTCACGCCACAGTGGACAGTCGCCACTCGACCCGACGGCCGTTTGCTTTGTGATGTAGTTCTCGCGGTTGTGTTTATGCAGCGCGGCCGTCCGGAGGTCGATGGTTCCGGTAGGTGTGTTCAACAACCACGGATCCGCGTCCCAGACGTCTGAATCCATCGCCAGTAGCCGATCGCCGGTCGCCAGCCTCAAGGCCGCGTAAATCTTATGCGCCGACGCGATCTCCGCTGAGACGCGCTCGCGCGCCGATACGGAAAGGCCCTTATCCGTTGTGACCAGCCGAGCAATCTCGGCGCACATGGAGCGCATGGCATTGGGCACTCGCAGCGTGCGATCCTGGACCCAACGCGTCCCGTCGTAGAAGAGCCAACGCCCCCAAGGATTGACGTAGCGATACTTTTCCGAGGAGCGAATCACAAACTGCGAGGCGAGCGCCTCGTCGCTGTGCTCGGGAAGCGCCAGGTAATTCTCGGCCAGCTCTTTTGCCGATTCGGCGCCGGGAGGTCGCGGATCGTTCATGCTGCCGCACTCGTCATCAACTTCGCGACGGCTTCGATGTCTTCTCTTAGATAATTCGCCGCGAAGAGCACCCTGACGCGACCGGGAGCGGTGAGCCATGTCAAAATAAGGTTGGCAGCACGGAGCCGCTCATCTTCCGTCAGCGCTGTCCCCTGATCGAGGATGCGTAGGTGCTCTGCTGTGGCCTGGATCAACTCTTCATCCGTCAGCGCTGACAATTGCTTAAGGGCACACAAGGTATGTGCCGCGCTTCGCGGTTTCTGTTTCGGGGCCGGCAGCGGCTTCCCGGCTTTCAGCGCCTGCACTGCGGAGCGCTGTTCTTTTGCGGTGCGCATGCGCACGAATGCGTCGAGCGTGGTGCCCTTGTCGTGCTCGGTGCCGGTGATGGCGTCGATAACGTCTGGGGCTATCTTCTCGCCCCGGCGGGCATCGCGACGGATGTCGCGTTCTGTGCTACCTGTTTTGGTCGCCGTGTCCTTGCTGAAAGTGGTGGCGGACAAGTTGTCCGCCACCACATGCTGATTACCCTTGAAGGTGCCGCCGTTGCCTGGATGTCGCGTCTCAGGATGCTTGATCTCGTACCACATCTTCCGCTGGGCGGTGAACTTGGCGCGCTGGGCCGGGGTGAGTTCGGCTCGGCAGAGGTTTTCGTCGCACTCCCATAGGCCGCGATCGGCGCCCTTCATCTCGACCACGAACGCCGCGATCTCGGCATGGCCGAGCTTGCGGCAGGCCTCGAGCCGGTGCAGCCCTGCGACCAGTTGCCAGCGCTTGAGTTTTCGCCCGCCTGAGAACTCCGCCGACTCCACCACCGTGATCGGGGTCTGCAAGCCAATCTCGGCGATCGATTCCGCCAGGGCTGTAACGTGTTCTGGCACGGCATTGCGCAACCGCTCGCCGATCAGAACGTGCTGCAAGGACAGGCTGACCGGAGCGCCGATTGAGCGCGCGGCCGACTCGGCGCCGGGCGTTCGCGGATCGTTCACGTCTTAGACAGGCGCTCGATTTCTAGGCGGATATCCTCAGCGCGCCAGGCCGTGATGCCCTCCGATATCTTGACCGGTTTGGGAAATTTGTGACTTTTGACTCGGCTCCAGAGCGTCGCCCTGGAGAATGGGAAAAACTCTAAAACCTGACGCTCCCGGAGAAATCCGGTTGCGGGTATGTCAGTGATTGTGGACATCGTGGCCTCGTCTATTTAGACGGGGCCATTCTAGGTTAGCGGAAAAGTTCGTCAATGCTAAGTTATGGAAACTGCGCGCAAACTTTATAGAAAACGTTGCGCGACTATAATTTTCGAAAGTTTTTTACTAGTTCGGCAGCAGTTTGGCTCATATTGAGGATCGTGCGCTCGGACAGGTCGAATTCCTTGGCAACTTGTTTTCGAATGGCAGTCACTTTGGACCTGCGACCCTTGACCGCATCGATTCCTTTGAGTTCATCGATGCGGCTCATGACTCGGTAAAGAAGGTTTTCACCGCTGTTCGGATCCTTTGCGAACCATCGGCGCAGCTTGGCCGTGTTTTTGGTGCGCCCTTGATCGAGGCCTAGAGCTTCGTCGAGGGTTTTTGCTTCGTAATTTGTGCGGCGGCGTATCGCATTCGTTAGCTCTTCGAGCAATAAGTGCGGCAGCGGAACACCAAACCCGCAGCTTCGCTGAATGGCATAGAGGATGATCCCGCGATCGCCTTGAAAGAATTGTTTTTCGCACCCCTCGAGCTCTAGTCGAATGGCATCAAACCATCCCTGAGAACGGCGTGCCGCCGGCGCCCCCGCACGACGAGGGCCGGCAGCAACCACCGACTTCTTCGCCCCGCTAGCCCTTCGGATCGAGGCCATCAATGAATCAACGCACTACCAGATTGACCTTTTCCCGATCTCGCCTTCGCGATCACGTCGTCCAAATCCGCACGTGAACACAACGCGACGGATATGCGGATTCTGGCCGCTCTCAGAATGCGTACGAGATCAGTGTATCTTTGGGCTGATTTATCAATCGCATCCGCCGCGGCCGCAAACGCCACAGCGGTTTTCCGATCGTTGGCGATGGCGTCCATCATTTCTTTGAATGGCTTTTCAAGGAAGACCAATCCCGCTCGGCGCGCCCAATCAGCCCTGATTTTATCGTCGACGTCTTGCGAAAAGCCTTCAGGCAAGACCGGCCCTTCTGCTCGCAATTTGGCGACGAATTCCTCTGCGAATTTGTCGGTGAGGCCAACACCCTTACTCTCGCGGGACTTCTTTGGTGTGGCGTTAGATTTTGCTATCTTGCGAGAAGCCATCTGCGTTACCTCCTTGGTAGGTGATGCACTTGGTCAGTCGGCCCAGGTGTGAACGCACTTGGGCCGACGCTCTTGAAACTCAGCCGGCCTTTCTGATTGGCGTGACTTTCCCGCCGGCCGCTACTGCATCCAAATAGTCCGCCCAGCCCTGCATCATCCGTCGGCGCTCCGCAAGGTGCGCCGTGCGGTTGTAAGCGCGGCCCTGCGGATCGCGCACGGCATGGGCGAGCTGCTGCTCGACGACATCGGGCCGGAATCCAAGGTGCTCGTCGAGGATCGTCCGCGCCATCGCCCGGAAACCGTGGCCGGTCATTTCGTCTTTCTCGTAACCCATGCGCCGCAACGCCGCGTTCACCGTGTTCTCGGACATCGGCCGGTCGTGCGTCCGAACGCCGGGAAACACATACCGGCTGCGGCCGGTGAGCCTGTGCAGTTCGCGCAAAATTGCGATCGCCTGCTTCGCGAGCGGAACGATGTGGTCCTGCGGATTTTGTTTGCGGGTTTTCATGCGAGCCGCGGGAATGGTCCACGTCGCCCCTTCCAGATCGAATTCAGTCCACTCACCCTTGCGCAGCTCGCCGGGCCGCACGAACAGCAGCGGAGCCAGTTTTAACGCAGCCTGGCTTACGGGGAAGCCACTGTAGCCGTCGATCGCGCGCATCAGCTCCCCCACCTTTGCGGGGTCCGTGATTGAGGCCATATGCCGAACCGCGGGCGTTGCGAGTGCGCCCTTGAGATCCCGCGTCGGATCGCTATCAGCCCGGCCGGTCGCCACGGCATAGCGAAAAAGCTGGCTGCACTCGCTGAGAGCCCGGTGTGCGGTTTCCAGGGCGCCGCGCTTCTCTATTCGGCGAAGTACCTCGAGTACCTCCCGGGGGGCAATCTCGGCGATCGGACGATCACCGATCCAGGGATAGATGTCTTTCTCAAAACGGGCGATCACCTTGCTCGAATACGTCGGCGCCCAGTTCGCGGCAAACTTCTCGAACCATTCCTTCGCGACTGTCTCGACGCTGTTTGCCGCACGATCCAGGCGCGTGGCCTTCTGCGCCTTCCGCGCCGCTCCGGGATCAATGCCGGCCGCAATCAGCTTGCGCGCCTCATCTCGCCGCTCGCGCGCGTCCTTGAGGCCGACGTCCGGATACACGCCAAGAGAAAGCAATTTCTCTTTACGGTCGAATCGATACTTCAGCCGCCACCACCGGGAGCCATTCGGATTGACGAGAAGGAAGAGCCCGCCACCATCGAATAGCTTAACCGGTTTTTTGCCGGGATTGGCATTCCGGATCGCAGTGCTGGTGAGCGTCATTTTTGGGGGTAACTCCAGGAACCGAATAGGCGTTACCCCCAACGTTACCCCCACAAATCTTGGATGTCAATGGACGCGGTTAAACGGGCCTGAACATCTGAACGCCCGTCCGGCGCGGTTCTCCGGGGCATTTTTGGACGGTATTGGACAAGGCTGAAAGAAGAAATGGTGGGCCCGGCTGGATTTGAACCAGCGACCAAAGGATTATGAGTCCTCTGCTCTAACCAGCTGAGCTACAGGCCCGCCTGAAAAAACGAACACGCTAAAAAAAATGACCGGGTGGTGAACCCGGCCATTTTATTTCCCCTCGCAGGGAATGTCCTAATTGTTGTGGCTCCGGCCGCTTTGCTTAACCTGACCGCACGCGACCAGGTTAGCCTGCGCCGCAATAACTGAGCCGAAGGCTCAGGTATTGTCCAGGAAGCTGCGCAGCCGCTCGGAGCGCGACGGATGGCGCAGCTTGCGCAGCGCCTTGGCTTCGATCTGGCGGATGCGCTCGCGGGTGACGTCGAACTGCTTGCCGACTTCCTCGAGCGTGTGGTCGGTGTTCATCTCGATGCCGAAGCGCATGCGCAGCACCTTGGCTTCGCGCGGGGTGAGCGTGTCCAGCACTTCCTTGGTGGCATCGCGCAGGCTGGTGTAGACCGCCGCGTCCGAGGGCGCCATGGTGGCCTGGTCTTCGATGAAATCGCCCAAGTGCGAATCATCGTCGTCGCCGATCGGGGTTTCCATCGAGATTGGTTCTTTCGAGATCTTGAGGATCTTGCGGATCTTTTCCTCGGGCATTTCCATCTTCACCGCCAGCGTAGCCGGATCCGGTTCCTGTCCGGTTTCCTGCAGGATCTGGCGCGAAATGCGGTTCATCTTGTTGATGGTTTCGATCATGTGCACCGGAATGCGGATGGTGCGCGCCTGGTCCGCGATCGAGCGCGTGATCGCCTGGCGGATCCACCAGGTCGCATAAGTCGAGAACTTGTAGCCGCGGCGGTATTCGAACTTGTCCACCGCCTTCATCAGGCCGATGTTGCCTTCCTGAATCAGGTCGAGGAACTGCAGTCCGCGATTGGTGTACTTCTTGGCGATCGAAATCACCAGGCGCAGGTTGGCCTCGGTCATCTCGCGCTTGGCGCGGCGCGCCTTGGCCTCGCCGGTGGACATCTGCCGGTTGATTTCCTTCAGGTCCTTGACCGGGATGCCGACGCGCTTTTGCAGATCGATCAGCGCCTGTTGCTGTTCCAGGATCGCCGGCGCAAAACGGGCCAGCACCTCGCTGTAAGGCTTGCGCCCGGTCACTTCGCGGCCGACCCAGTTGAGATCCTCCTCGTTGCCGGGGAAGGTCTTGATGAAATAGGAGCGCGGCATGCCGGACTTCTCCACGCACAGCTCCATGATCGAGCGCTCGTAAGAGCGCACTTCATCCACCAGCCTGCGCAGGCCATCGCACAAGGCCTCGACCTGCTTCGCGGAAAAGCGGATCAGCATGAGCTCGGCGGAGATCTCCTCCTGCGTCTTCAGATATGGGCGGCTGCGCGAGCCATTCTTCGCCAGCGCCTTCATCATCTTGTTGTAGAGCACGTGGATCTTGGCGAAGCGTTGGCCGGCATCGGCCTTGAGCTTGAGCATGCTGGCGTTCTGCACCGCGGCGCCGTCTTCGTCGTCTTCGGTTTCGGCCTCGAGATCCTCTTCCAGTTGCTCGTCGGTAACGTCCTCGGCCAGCGCCTCCGCGGGCGCGTTCGGGTCGATCAGGCCGTCCACCACTTCGTCGATGCGCATTTCCTCGCGATCGATCTTGTCGGCCAGGTTGAGGATTTCGGCAATCGTGGTCGGGCAGGCCGAAATGGCCTGGATCATGTGCTTCAGGCCGTCCTCGATGCGCTTGGCGATCTCGATTTCGCCCTCGCGCGTCAGCAGTTCGACCGAACCCATCTCGCGCATGTACATGCGCACCGGATCGGTGGTGCGCCCGAATTCGGAATCGACGGTTGAAAGTGCCTGCTCCGCCTCCTCGACGACGTCTTCATCGGGAACCACGGCCGGCGTGGCCTCGTTCAACAGCAGGGTTTCGGCATCCGGCGCCTCGTCGTAGACCTGGATGCCCATGTCGTTGATCATGCTGATGATGTTTTCGATCTGTTCGGCATCCAGCATGTCGTCCGGGAGATGGTCGTTGATCTCCGCGTAAGTGAGATAGCCGCGTTCCTTGCCGAGCACGATCAGGTTTTTCAGGCGCATGCGCCTGGCTTCAGCATCGATGGGCTGCTGAGCCTGCGCCTGCTCCTTGATCTGCTCTTTGCGTCTTTCTCTTGCCATGTCCTTTAGTCCTTTAGAAACAACTTCTTAAAAAACGGCGGGCAAAAAAGAACCGCGCATTATACCGGACTCGCCCGGCGCCTTCATTCAGCCGCCGTACGTTGCTGCAAACGCCGGAACTGTTCCTCATCCTCCGGCGTCCAGCGTTGG